TGTTAATTGATAAGCGATAGATCATCCCTGCTTTGATACCTTGGCCTCGGTTGCTAGGCGTAGTTCTAGGGTCGCCGTCTGCAGACTCGCGATACACGTTTTCTGTGTAAAGACTGTCAATTTCGATCAGACCAGTCGGCCCGCCCGGATTGTGCAGCTGTTGGTCAATCTCTAACGCACCGCCAGTACCGACGTCGCAGCCATTGATCCATAGCAATCCGATCTTCGTGTCATACGAATATTCAAAACTGATGCCGGGACCGTAATTGTTCAAAACGAACACGTTGTTTATATAAGAACCAACGAACACACCCCACCACGCGATCGCCTCTTTGCGGATCGCGCCACCAGTGCGGGTTAGTCGGTTACCTTCGATACATATACCCTCAATAGCGTAATAGTGAGTAGCTATGCCACCGAAGTATTGATCCGTTGCAATAACTGGTTCGTTCATCCCAGCAGCTTTAACGAACGTAGTCGCTGTCTGATCATCAAATACTGAGTCACCAGAGACACTAAACCCGCGCTCTAAGTGGATCCCTGTCTGGAAATACCATCGACCACGACCAAATTTGATATCACAAGCCGGCAGTTTATTGATGATGTGGTTAGCTATGTAGCCACAGTCGGTGCTGTTGCTATTCGTAGCGCCGAAAATATCTATCTTGATGAGAGAAGCGTCAACACGCACATAGCAACCGCTTCCGCTGCCTGTCCACCCCAGTAAGGTGCTAAGATTTGCGGCAGTGCCATCCCAGGCAGTGATAGCCTCAGGCGCGATTACCGTGCCGCCGTTGTGACTGGCCTTGCTTTTCGTTGGATCATAATAGAAGTGACCAAAGCCAGACATACCGCCAACATAGAACCCTTTGACCAGCATGCCGACGCCAGCAACTGGCACCAAATTCTTGATCCCATCGATGAGCCGAAGCTGCTTAGCCTGAAAGCCTGCCACAGGCTGAGTTGAACTTTCAGGCTCTAGTTCGCCCTGCTGGACAGCGCCAAGGACCAGTTCTCCATTCGCTCGCATGAATTCAGCCAGAGTCGGCAGCGGGCCAGACTCGGTTGCTACGGTCGTAAGCTCTGGACCGTTTGCCCACTGACGGGCGATCTCGCTGGCCGCTTCCGCTTTGACGGTTGCGGCTTCAAGCCGTTGTTCAATCGACATTATGAAAATCTCCAAGGAATTGTGTAATTAGTTGCTGTGTGCCAACGCTCAATAATAGCAATGATTTCCGGATCTGGTTCGTCCGTATCTTCGATCGGTGACGGGAACTCCACTGAGCCATCCCACAGATAAGAATAACGCAACGTGTCGCGGGTGTCCCGCTTTACTATTTCGATCCCGATAGAGATCTGATAAGTGCCGGCACGTTCAGACGTTACGATCACAGTTTCAGCTATGCCGTCATCAACCAGCCACTGCAAAGCCTGCTCGCAATACTCACGGCAGCTGGCGATCACTGGTGCTGTGATAACCTGCCGGTATAGGGTCCACAGCAGCGAACCCCACTGGTAGCCGTCGGCCTCTACCAAGTCTCCCCAGTAGCCGCGGCGATCGTCTGAACCGTCAAGGTTTGCCACGCTGTCAGGTAGCCGGCGATCGGTGAATAGCGAAATGTGTACGGCAGTTTGCAAGCTGCTATCAGTTACAAAGCCGTCGCCATTGAAAAATATGTCGAATGTGAAATCGTTTGACGGCTTTAAAATTGCTATGTCTGTCATGTCATTAGTGCGCCAGGTACTTGGGTAAGGCTACCCGTTTCAGTATGTTTGTGACCGTTGTAGACGGTTCGCATTTCCTGCATTGAGCCGTTCAAGTCACTGACTTGGCCCGCGCTTGCGCTGTCGCCTGCTGTGCTCACGTTTCCGCCAACAGTCAGGTTGCCAGTGATCTCAGTCTCTGGCGTGTCCAGTGTAACTTTTTCCGACGCTTCTACTGTAGCAGTTTCACAAATGACTTTCAGTTTTTTAGTCGTGATCTCTATTTCATTGTTTCTCTTTAGGTGGATCTTGTCGCCTTCGTCTGTGTAGATCGCGACTTCACCAGCCTGCAAATCTTTGATCCGGTACCGGCGGTCGTCCACGCACACGACAAGACCATGATCGCGATTGCCGCCGACGAACACAGCCACGCCCTCAGCGCCAGGATGTGGCACCGACGTATACCCGTACTGCTGGAACCGCTCGAGATTGTCGCGCAACTCGCCTTTCAGCAGCTCAGCCTGCACTGATTGCATCTTGCTCGAATCTCCCACGGCACGGATCACGCAACGGCCAACCGTCAGCATTACCCGCCGCTGCATCGAATCCAGTACCCGCTCTAGTCCTCTCATTCACCACCCCACATATCGTCGTCTTTTGGCTGTTCTGGCTTCGGCTTGTAGGCGCTTGGCCGCATCAGATCTAATTCCGCCAGCGTGCCTTGCTGGTCTGACTTGCTCAGCGTGACGGCGTTGATCATGAACTCTTTCGGCTTATCGAGGCGCAGCCAGCTGCTTTGCACCGACACCAGCAAGCCTGGGCGCCAGATTTCACCGGTAAGCCCCTGCCGCCAGCCCTGAACCGTAATTTTTAGCGGTGAGCTGCGGGCCGCTCGGACGGTCGATTCCCACTCAGCAGTGGCTTTCATGCCTGCTGTATCGGTGGCGTTCGCGGCCACGATCACCAGCTTGCGAGCGGTGCGGATCTCTGAGTCTTTCGCCTTTGCCTCAACCTGTGCGGCATCGTCGGCAAACGCGAAGTCAGAACCGAAGTTCTGCCCAGTGACCAGGTACTCACTGAACCGGCTCGAATGATCCGCGGTGCCAGACGCTGACAGGATGTTGACGCCCTGAACGAGCGACACCGCAGATTTTTCCTTGCCGGGCTTGGTGAGTGTGATCCCGCCTTTGCCGTCGGCAGTTGTCAGGATCCCTCGCTGGCGTGCGTACCGCTCGAGCATTTCATAGGCGGTTTCACCTGGCTGCAGCTTTGCCAGCTTGAACGGCGTTTTATCGCCGCTGTTGTCGGTCACGGAGATCCCGAACGGTTCGGCCAGCTTTTTCGCCAGATCCCCGATCGTGATGTTTTCCCAGCTGCCTGGCTTATTGTTCGCGGAGCAGTCCACCATGTCGGCAGACTTGTCGCGGCCCTGAACGGTGATCGAGCGGTCGGTGGCACTGAACGACGTGTTGATCACGTCCACATAGCCACTGATCAGCTTTTCGCCGTCGGCCAGAATATCGCACTTGTCGCCTGGCTTGATGAGCCATGGCACTGAGGATGATTCCCAACGGTCAGAAACGTTCAGCGAGAAAGCCCCGCTGATCGTGTCCAGACTGCGCTCTATGCGGATCTCCTTCCAGCCCGCGTACTCGGTGCTGCCTACCAGCAGAATGACGTTAGACACGGCTCAGCACCTCAATCTCTGAACCGCCAGCCACAAAGCCAGGGTGTCGGATCTGATTTCGGCTCACCAAGTCGTCTGCCTTGCTCGCGTCCCCATACAGGCGGTAAGCCTGCACAATGGCCGGTGTCGTGGTGCGGATCCGGATCGTGCGGATTTCTGGCAAGCCTGGCGCCGGAATTGCCCTCGCAATCTGAGTGCGAACGCTCATCAGTGAATCGTACATTTCGTCTGGCGCGGTGTCGGCCTTGTCGTCCAGCTCGCCAAGCAGCAAGCCTCGCTCGGTCTCTGCTGACTGGTAGCTGTCGAAGGCGAAGCCGGCTGCCAGTTCACAGTTGCAGGCCAGTGCCACACGCTCAGTCAGATCGATCAGCGCTTGCTGGTCGTTGTGCTGAGTTTGCCGGGTGCTGGTGGTCACTGCTACCGGCGCGATCGTGGATCCGATGTTCGTCAGCTGCCGATATATCGACACGCTGCCTTTGCCATTATTGCCGTCCGTGACTCGCCGGATCGAGGAAATCATTCGGTCTGCCAGCAGTTCTGGCTGCTGGATCAGATCCGCAATGTCGTTCTGCAGAGCGGTCCAGCCGTCGGCAAACTCATTGCTGGCGTTGATCACGCTGTTCAGCGGATCCAGAACAAGGCCGGTCACAGCTGCGAGCTCGTCGCGCACAAACTGCGGCACGTTCTGAATGTCGAACTTGGCGAGGAAGTCAGTGCGGGCCGCGTCAATTGAAACGCCAGCAGCTGCTGCCACTGCACGCACCAGATTGATCACCGCGCTTGGGAACGTCGCTGC